TGCTTGGCGTGGACGTCTATTGGGAGACGCACATCAAGTCAGCCGACGACGAGTACAGCCACGATGGTTGGAAGTTCGTATGGGAGAAGCAGGCCAACAACGACCTCACACAGATTCTATGGTGCAAGGACACCAAGGTTCGTGACGAGGACGGCAAGGAGACGGGTGAGACTCGCTACTCCGCCGAGTTCGTCAAGGTCAAGACCAACCCGAACTTGCAGGGTCAGGAACGCACGTTCTTCGTGACGAAGAAGGGACAGAACGCTGAGTGGTACGGCTTGCCGGAACTACGGGACAGGACTCTGTGAGGCGTATGCCTACCTTTGAAGCGGACAGAAAAGCACTGATTGGCTTCGTCGATACCTTTGCTAAGGGTGTCGACGACCTCGTGCTTCGGGTATCGTCGGGCACTATCATCGCTGCCGTGGGTCAATTGACGCACTACTTGCGAAAGGGTATGCCTTGCACCAGTGATGATGAGGGTCACATATACGTGAGCGATGTTGCTCGCCTCTTGGCCTTCCTCAAGTCGGTGACATCAGCCGACGTCACGGTCAACCAACGAGGTCGAGGCCGACCCTTGCATGTCAAGGGTGGTAACAGCAACCTTGAGTTGCCGACCAGCACATACATTGCATCGGACAGTGACGTCAGTCTGATTGAGAAGATAGTCAAGAAAAGCGAGGAGAGCATGTGGACGTCCTTCGGGAACGCACCCCTGCCTGCTGAGGCTGTGGTCGACGGGTCTGACCTGTACCCACTGGCGAAGGCAACGAAGGTGATAGGTAATCTGTTTACCTGTAAGGCCGAGTTGCGACCGAAGGACAGTGACTTCACGGTCATGGCGTCCAAGTCAAGCAAGGGTAAGATGTTCGTCAACGCTGAGGCTGAGCAAGTGTCAGGCGACAAGGAGTCGTATGTATCGCACTTCGCTCACTGGTTGCCCGACCTGTTAGGTACGGTGCCGAATCAGAACGTTTCGATTCACATGGGTGAGAACGCACCCCTCGTCATACGAGGGGGTAATGGCGACTTCCTACTCATTGTGTTTGACCAAGAGGTGGACGAATGAGAAAATGTTCCAAGCGTAAGTGCACACTACCGGCTCGACGAGGGTTCCGCTTCTGTGCGGGGCCTCGATGTTCCGAACTGTGGAAGAAGAAGGAGGAAGAGGAGTGACACTCATCACAGGCCATGAATGTAAGATGTGCAATACCTTTGGCGACTTTTGGATAGTCAAAGAATCGAAGGCCGTTGAAACGTGGGTCTGTCAAAGTTGCGGGAGTAGGTACACACATGACACAAATGTGTATTGATTGCAAGCAGCGTCCAATCACAAGTCATTGGACACACTGCAAACGATGCGGTCGTTGTGCAAGACTCAAAAGAGAAAAACAAAGGAGAGAGAAAAATGAATGATACACAAAAACAATATGCATCAGCAAACAGTCTGATTATCGATTTGAAAGAAGTGGCATCCATGCAATGGATTGTCATACCTGACGAGTTGGACGAGAACCGAGTCATCAGCGTACGGTTTTACCTACGTGGACACGGTCAGTACTTCAACCGACGGACATCACGCAAGAACTTGAAAGAGTTGATACGTCGATACAAATCAGTCAACACCGATGTACTGTGCATGGGTGAGGACGAATGAAGAAGAACTGCGTTATTTGTGATGCGGAGTTTGAACGAAAGTCGCCCAGTCAGATATTGTGTGGTTCACATGAATGTCGGTTAGCAAGAAACCGTATCAGAAGAGGTCGTATCACAGAGGAACGAAAATGTCACTGTTGTGAGAAAACATTTACAGTAAGTGGGAACGCTCTTAAGAAATATTGCAGTAAAGAGTGTAAAGTTATTTATGATAGTAGTAAAAAGATAAAGTGCAAACATTGTGACTATGTTGGTAAAGACAAACATGATTTGAACCGCCACTTCCAAAGAATGCATCATGTGAAAAAGTGCAGAAATTGTGGAAACGACTACACTAAATTTGAATCAAAGACAAAAGGCGACTTTTGTAGTGAGAAATGTAGGGCAGAAAATAAAGTAAAGTGGGGTCAAATCCCACGCAACCGTTTATCAACAAGAATAAGAAGTCTGATGAGGCAGTATTTGTCAAAGCAGAAAATGTTGAAGGTAAGCAATACTTTCAAAATGTTGGGGTATACCCCTTGTGAATTGAAAATTCACTTTGAATCACAATTCACAGATGGTATGTCTTGGGAAAACATGAGTGAATGGCACATAGACCACATAAGACCTGTATCATCATTTAACTTTGATTCAACAGAACACCCTGACTTCAAGAAGTGTTGGGCACTTAACAACCTGCAACCCCTATGGGCGGAAGACAACTTACGCAAGAACGACAAATGGGATGGAGTAGTGAACGCATGATTATCGAACAATACTATCCTGACCCTGAGGGCATGGCTGCGTTGTACAAGCGATGGCGCTCGCCCGAAGGCGAACTGATTGAAGAGACGGTGACGGACTTCCAACCCTACACATGGGTAAGAGCCGACACCCCTCCCCGCCTTTTGACTCGGCTGAGTGAACGGTACTATGGACTAACCATCGACCGTTCGTGTAAAGCGACTGGGCTTTACGGTGAGGACTTGATTCGTGTCAACGTAATGCGACCCAACGACTTGCACGGCGTGCGTCGTGAGATTGAAACATGGGAGGCCGACCTCAGACTCCCTGACCGATACCTCATCGACGAAGTCAGTGAGATGCCTGATTGGACACCACGTGTATGGCACCTCGACCTTGAGTGGGACCCTGTCAAGGGCTTCACTACGGTCATTGCTTTCACAGACAGCCACACGAATGAAAGTGTAGCCTACTGTTGGTCGGAACGCTCAGCAAGAGAGTTGGGTGACGACGAGTGCATCGACGAGGTGCGTCATGTAAAGCACGAGTATGAGGATGGCACTACCGCTGAGTTTTCATACAGACGAGTGATTTGCAACTCCGAGCGTGCAATCTATACTCGCTTCCTCGACCATCTTGAGGAGGCCAACCCTGACGTCTTCGTTGCTCACGCACTGATGTGGGCTGACCTGCCGCACATGGTGGGTCGATTGATGCAAAAGAAGTTACTCGGTAGGGATGCCTATCGACGGCTCAGTCCACTGGGTCGGGTGTTGCGTCCACGTAAAGACAAGCGTGGTGGCTACGACTACACGGCGCAACCTGTAGCGGGGCGCCTGTGCTTCGACACCGCTGCCCCACTCAAGAGTGGTACAGGCTTTGAGCGTGTATGGAAAGACAGTGGTCGACCGCAGTTATCGAATCTCAAGTTGGCGACCATCGCTGAGGAGTTGGGCTATGCCAACAAGTTCGACATGGACGTGTTCACAGGATGGTACGAACGATTCGACGAATATGTCGACTACTGTATGCAAGACGTTCTCTTGCTCAAGCGTATCGACGAGGACAACCACATTCTCAACTTTTACTTAGCACTACAGCGTTTCTGTGGTGTCATGTTTGAATCGTGTCACAACGTCACACGGTTCGCACGTGGCCTGCTTAGTCGTCGCACTGACAACAAAGCCCCCACATCGTCAGGTGCTGAGAAGGTGGACTACGAAGGGGCGTTCATCCCTCCACCCAAGCCGGGTCGATACAAGGGAGTTGCCTGTGTTGACTACAAGGGGCTGTACCCCTCAATTATCTTGAGTGACAACCTGTCGTGGGAGACGCAAGTCGACAACGCACGACGGGGCGAGGAGAACATCAAGGAACTCAAGGACGGTACGTGCTGGGACCAGTCGAAGCGTGGGCTGCTGCCTACTATCGTCGAGGAGTTGTTTGAGGTACGTGATGCTTACAAGAAGAACATGCGTGCTGCTGAGACCAAGTCAGAACGCTCAGGGTGGAACACCATGCAACTCGCAGTAAAACGTGTCATGGCGTCACTGTACGGAATGTGTGCCAGTACCCACTGGGGATGGGCAGCACCTGCCATTGCAAGCGCTATCACATCGAGAGGTCGAGAGTCTATTCGGTTCTTGATGGAGGAGTCTGAGGCTCAAGGCTATTCAGCCTTGTATGGTCACACCGACTCCGCATTTGTTCAGATTCCATTTGGCGAGGCTGAGACTCTCGCCAAACACTTGACCGATGAGGTTCAACGGCAACTCGATGCCAGTCATCTGTTCGTTGAATTTGAGGCATACATGCCATACTGGATTGTAGCAGGTAAGAATCTGTACTATGGTATATGCTCTTGGCCTCCTGAGGACGAAGGTAAATCCAAGTCAGCACGGTTCGGCAAAATATCAACACTCGCCCCAGTGTCGAGAACTTTGGAGCGAGATTTACTTACGATTGTCTGTAATGGTGGGACGGAGAATGATGCAACTTCATTAGTTCGACCATTAGCAAAACGTATTCAAAACGGTGAGATACCACTCAAAGATTTATGTGGTGTCACACGTATTCAAAAACCCTTGAACAACTATGCTCCGAGTGTCGGAGTGCCGGGTGTAAAAGGTGCAAGATATTACAACGCTCACTTGGCCGAGCGATACAACGGGTCAAGATTTGATGAAGGTGACAGTGCTAAATGGGTATATGTAAAAAGCGTACCTGATGGCCTGCCTAAAACAGACATCGTATCATTCCATGAAGAGAGTGAACTCGATGAATTTATACTCGACTACGATACTATGGTATTGAAACTAATAACCAAAAAGATTGAGCCTATATACAAGGCACTGGAGTGGAATATAGATTACGCTTCGGGTAAAGCAAAGCCTAAGTCTTATTGGTGATTCATTTAATATATTAGGATGTAGTCCCAAAGAAAGGTGAGAAAAATGAGAAGCCGAAAAACAAACAAGAAAGAAGCACGAAAGAATGTAATAGCGAACCAGTTCGGAGCAGACACGGTATTTACCCGTGAGGCTCTTTACAATATAGTAAAGAAGAATTCGCTGTTTAAGGGAACGAAAAACAACAAACAGTTGGTGACGAATGCACTGATTGCATTGGTTGGTGACGGAGTATTGGAACGAACCGGTAGCAAGAAATTTAGTACGTACAAATTGTCAGAGAAAGTCAATCGCATGAACAAAATCAAAGATAGGTTGACATCTTCTCCAAAAAATAAGGGAAGTCGGAAACCATACGACGAATATCTACCTCCGCAAAAAGCAGCCAAGAAACCATACGACGAATATCTACCTCCGCAAAAAGCAGCCAAGCCTGTCGTGGAGAAGGGATTGCTCACGGGACTTACAGGTCAGGCTGTGCGTATGATTATGTTACAGAAAGAAATCGAAGACAAGGTTCTTTCACACTTGGGGTTCAACGAATCGAAGGAAGCAGCCGAACTTATCAGTGAATACGTTCTTGTCGCAGCACAAATGATGCAACCGCAGTGATTCGATGTCTGAGCGCAATTGGGAAGCATACGCTAAATCATCCTACATCTTGGGTCAGAAGGAATATCTACGCGTCACCAAGTCAAGCCTCACGTCTGATTTCACGTTTTGTCAGAAGCAGTATGAGTACAAGCGTATCGAGGGTCGTAAGAGTCCACAGACGGACGACATGACCCGTGGTACAAACGTTCACGATGCTATCGAAGAGTTCTATATACTGGCTCGACCAGTGTATCGTAAAGCATACGAGGCACTCAAGAAGGGTCACAGGGAGGAGGCACTACAAATGCTCCTCGACTGTGTCCCTCAGCCGGACGAGCCGTACGAGTTGGGTGAAGAACCCATCATTCGACAACGCATCGAATGGGACTTGATTCGACTTGAACAAGACCCTGACAGGTTCTTACCCGTCATCAATGAGTTGGAGGTTCATGCCTTTGAGGAGATTGACTTTGAGTTTGACGGCGAAACGGTGACTGTACCGATTCACTTTGCAGGCAGTATCGACCGAGGCTACGAAAACGAGGATGGAACGTACACACTCATGGAATTAAAGACCGGTAAGTGGGTCGGTACAGACTTCAAGGTTCGCTCGATGCGGACTGAAATGGCGTTCTATACCGACCTGCTACAAAGGGCTGACCATCCGTTGAAAGATGTGTCACACTGGGGTTGGTTCTATCCGTACGGACAGCGTGAGGGAGTGCCGAGGAGCGAGAACCACGTAGCCTATGAGACAATCAAGAAAACCTACATCAACAAGACGTTGACGAGGCATCTCAGCAATCTCGTTGAAGCATATCTAACGAACAACTTCGTACCACAACCAAGTGAAGGCAAGTGTGCATGGTGTGAGTTCGTGACCGAATGCCCCGCATGGCAAGAGGGTGGAGACATTTATTGGAAGAAACCTAAGCCACGCATTCGGAGGCAAGAGAATGCAGGCGGCTGAATCAGTCAAACGATGCGTTGAGTATTGGGTGTCCGCTGTATTTGGTGTGGAGTGTTCAGTCGCCTTTGCGATGCAAGAGAAGCCCATGACCATCATGGCTCAGGATGAGATGGTCATGAACGGCGAACGCTTTCCAGCGATGGCCTTGATTAGCCTCAACAACCGAGTATTGGTTGACCCTGCGGACATGCACGATGCGATGAGGGACATTTACATGTACATGAAGAAGAGAGGAGAGGAATATGAAAATTCACTTTGACTTCCCAAGAGAAGTGCTTGAATTGAGCACCGAACAAGGACGAGGTTATCGAAAGTTGGTCGACAGTAAAGGTTCGTTTGAGCGATACTGGCGTGGCAAGAATGGCGTGTCCAACGCCTACATGACCGTCTATGGTTATCGGGGCACACAAGCCCCGCACCATCGGCGTGTCGACCTACAGACACCAATCGTACGACACTTCGTTCTCGACTTCGACCCGAAGAACTTCAAGGACAAGGGGGCTGAGGTTCAGCCTCACATACCACTTGAGCAAACACTGCGACTGCATCGTCATCTGATTGAGGAAAACGTATCACATGCCGTATGGTTTAGTGGTGGTGGTTACCACATTTGGGTTGACTTAGCCGAACGCCACATGCCAAGCACTGGTGGGCAACTGTCCGCTTTACGTGAGTCGGGGATGCAGTTGGTCAACGACTGGGTAAAGCGATTTGACCTATATTGCTGCGACCCTGCCGTGCCATTTGACACAAGTGGCTTAATCAGAATACCGAACTCATACAACGCTAAACGTGGGTACTGGAGCATACCACTGACCACCGAAGACTTGGAGGGCGGGTATCATCACATTCTACAGAAGGCTATGGAGCCATCTCGTGGCACCATCTCCTATGGGGAGAATGGGGTTGAGTTGAAGGTCAGAAAGGTGACGGAATCACTCCAAGTGTTCGACCCAAAGGCCAAGCCATTGGATGTAGCGACTGTTCGTATGAACGATGTCATCATCTTACCTTGTCTGAATCAGGCAGCCTGCCAAGTTGGAGGGAACCCAAGTCATGACGCCCGTGTTCAACTGGTGAAATACTTGGCTGCACGAAAAAGGAACTTCTTTCCAGTGCATCGATTTTCACCTGACCAACTCCAAGAACACGCCGAAGAAATCGTCGAATTCTTGATGAGCCTACAGTGGGCCGACCAAGACTTGGGTGTCACACGATACCAAGTTAGCACAATCGTTGGTAAAGACTATCCACAGACGTGTAAATCCTTATGGCAGAAAGGGTTGTGTATCGGAAAGTGCCGGTACTGGGATAAGACTGGCGCTATCAAAGAGGCGACGACAGATGCGTAAAGGTGGACAAAAGACAAAGGTGGATATTGTGAGACAGGTGATTGAAGAACAAAACCGACCTATTACTGCCAACGAGATTGTTACCTTGGCGCCACGTCGTTCGGGGCTTACAGCCGTTTCGGTTAGTCAAATCATAAAGAGGCGACTAAAAAACGTGGTCGATGTGTGCGGTTCAGTCCGCAACGGACCGCACGATAATTTCGTGAACCTGTACAAAATGAGGGATGAAAATGAGCGTACCACCACTGATAGTTGACAGCAACGAACGAGGCTCTCTATGCGAGGCCATACACCGTATGGCAAGCAAAGAGGGCGTCCTCGTCAAGTCTCAATTCCTCAACGGTATGGGCGACTACAAGGTGGGAGCAGGTCACGTAGAGTGCAAGAGCCTCAGTGACTTCTTCCAATCAAGCCATAGTGGTCATCTATGGCGACAACTCGACAACCTCGATGCAAACTGCGACCGAGTGTTTTTGGTTGTCCATGGCGACATAGCCAAGTATGTCAAAATGGCTCAGAATCGAGGAGCGAAAGCCAACTATTCACGAGTTACGAACGAACTAATGGGCACGTTTGCTCGCATCATGGCTGACTTTGATTGCCACATTTACAAGGCCAAAGACCACGTTGAAGCGGCGATGTTCATCGTCAAACTACACAAGAAAGCACACAAGCCTGCCTCACGGCACGGTGCACGTGCTGTTACGAGAGTTAGTACAAACGACGTTCGTGCTGACATGCTTAATGCAATTCCGGGTTTCGGACCTGATTTGGTCGTGAAACTGTTAGAAAAATGTGGGAGCATCGAAGAGATGCTTTTCCAAGAATCACTGAAAACAGTGAAGGGTATGGGACCTACCCTGCGGAAG